GTGGTGGAGTTGGTGGTTGTGGTGGGGGTGGCCATGATCTACTACCAACACTAGACTGATGAGAACTAGTAGTAGTATCTCCTGTTATTGTCTTAGTCTCTGATTGTGTCTGAGAATAAGTATGTAGATTTTTTATTGTAATTATATTTGACTGAACAGTTTCAATTCTACCTGTAGCTTCAAATGTTTCTGTGGCATCACAAGTAACATTTCCTGGAACTTGACTATTAATTTTACTACTAGATAATCTGAAAACCTTTTTACCTACATTAAATTTAGGAGTAACTATATCATTAGGATTAGGCACAAAGAATGAACCAATTACACTTCCTACAGAATCAGTCCTTAACCTTAATTCATTAATAGACGCTTGAGCATTAGATGTTTGTCCTACTAATTTAAGACCTTTTTCAATATAACCATGATATGCATTATCAGCTTTAGCAGATAAACTAGTAGTATCTACATTCAAAATACCAGATGTAGAAGAATATTCTTCAGCTATTGTTGCAACAGTAGAAGAACTCAAAGAATTACCTATAGTACCTGCATCATCTGGACTTATTGGAATAATATTATCAATTAAAATATCAGTTCTAAAAAGAGGAGTAAATTGATAATAAGGATTAGCAGTATAAGTTTCAGTAGGATCATCAAAAGGACCACGTTTATGATTAGATTGTGCAACCTTAAATCTAATTAATTCCTTTCCATTATTATTAGTTCCTATAACAGTTTCCCCTACTGAAAAAGTTCCAGTAGTCATCGTAATTTCAAGAAGTTTCGGAACCATATATTTGTTAATATCCTCACCATCAAAAAATCCATATACAGTAGTATCAGGCCTTAATCTTTTTGCATCAAATTCAATATTTCTAGATCTTAAATAACCACCTATTTCAGTATTAATTACTTTAGGACCTTCATTAACAGTATTAAAAGTTTCTCTTACAATACTTCTAGTACGTTTTCTTTCAGCAGTTCCTGTACGTTGTTGTGTAGTATGAGTTGTTCTTATTAATTCCTCTGAACGTGATCCAGTTGATACCCAAGCTTCACTCGAAGAAGAACTTATTGTTTGATATCCAGTCCAATTTTCCTGCCATGCTCCCCACGTAACTGGTCCAAATCCAGATCTTTCATCAAATCCACCAGCTTCCACCTGCTCATTAGTTTCAGTGTAAGTAGTAAGCTCTTCTCTAGTAGCTTCTAATACAACTTGATCTACCCATAAATCAGATGATGGAAGTAATTGAACAGTTCCTCCAAAATAATTTACAAGATATGGAGTAACATTTTCGACTCTTGTAGCATAAGGTTGATGTAAATGTCTTACATCTTCATAATCTAAAGATAATACTCTACCAGTTTTTCTAATTCCATTAGCACTATTCAAATCTAATAACAAATCAAGCTCAGTAGTATATGGTGAAGGTCTTAATTCTCCATTCTTATAATCAATAGCATTCTTTACTATAGTAGTCTTAATTTGCTGATCGGTTGTACTGAAATCATCAACAAAAAATCCTGATTTAAATCTATTCAAACCATCAACATCAGTAATTTGTAAATTAAGAGTATCACTTTCTAATAAAGAAAGAGAAGTATAAAATTCTAAATTCTCAATTCTTTTCTCCAATTTATTGATATCACTCATCTGATATCTCTTATAATTTGCAAGCTCAATACTTGCATCAGAAATATTATACAGATATGGAGGTAACGTAACAGAAGCAACTTCCAATGCTCCATCTATACCATTTGGCCATTCTGGAGATTCCGCAGGAATTCCTTTCATTAATTGGAAATCTCCTGTTTTAGACAAATAAATCTTATCAAGACGTGGAAGATAGAATGAATAATCTAATACAGATGATTCATCAGAAGCTAAAATATTCTTAGCTGAATTTCCTGAAGCAGTAAAATTCCTTCCTAAAAATTCAAAAGGAGAATATGAAGTTCCAGAAAAATCAGAAACTCTAGGTCTTATATCAATAATATCACTTACTCTTGTATCATTAATTGAAGGTAAATTCTTATACTTAAAATTATCATAAGAACTTGCAGTAGTAATATCTCCAGTATCTGCAGATGTAAAATATGCAGATTCAAATATAATTTTTAATGATTTAGTTGGAGGATCATAATCAGGTTTTCTTATTAATCTAGAATAATCATAAATGGTATTTCTTTGTCCATTATCATAAGTAAATTCCTTACTAATATTATGAGAACCTAATATTAATGAAGATACTGTAGCAGTAATAGAAGATTCTTCAAAAGTAATAATTTCCCCTACTTGAAGGGTATAATCATTTAAGGCAATATATCCAATTGTTGTATCACTCTCCTTAGTAACATAAATCCCTTTAAAATTACTAGTTTGCCCTACAAATTTTTCACCTATTAACAAATCTCCAGTTTTTGCTGTTGCACTATTAATAGAACTTAAAGATATTATAGGAAAAGTAGGAGCACTAGCATTAGTAGATTCAAATACTCCATAAACTGTAGTTACATCTGGAACATTTAAAGAAATTTCTTCATCTTGAACTCTAGTACCATAAACAGTATTATATGAAAGCCCATCATTTAAAGTAGTAGTTCCTATACCAGAAGTTGAATGAGCTGATCCTACTACTGTCAATATATTAATTTTTTTCTTTTCTTTAATTTTCTCTTTTACATTTATCTTACGTAATGTAGCTATTAATTTAGCAGGACTATCTCCACCTAAACCATGAATAGTTATTTCAGTAGAACCTGTATTATAAGTAAATTTATCTGAAGATAATGATTCAATAGTACCATCTGTTCTTATTAATACATATCTTTCTTCATCAAAAGGTAAAAAAGTTTCTTCAGCACTACCACTATTAATAGCTCCTGTAGCAGCATTAGTAATAGTTACATCAAATTGTTTTCTAATAACAATAGAAGAATTTGTTAAATCTACATCCGATATATTATTCTTAGGTAATTTTGTATATAAATTATTATCAGTAGATGATTGGAATTGAGAAGTAAGTACTTTAAAATCAGATGGCTTAATAGATCCAGAAGTAGGATCTCCAGCTATTACGGTAGGCAATCCACCTTCACATATACCAGGGACAGTTGTTATTCCTGAAATAGTTAAAGATCTTTGAGATACACTTTCTACTCTTGCATAAGAAGTTGTATTTAAACCAGAATTTGTATTTGTATACTCTACAATATTTCCTACAGTCACAATTCCTACAAAGAACTTATTAGGATCAGTAAAAGTAACTGTAGAAATTCCTAAAGATGCTCCTGAAGTGGTAGCAGAACTAACATTAACTTCTCCTATATTGGAAAATAGTGTTTGTTTTACATCACTATTAAAAGTACTTGCAGTACTTACAGTTCCATGAATAGATTTAATATCACTAGTAGTATAAGTGGTAGATGCTGCAGCAACATTTCCACTCTCTATTCCATTAAATATAAATTGCTCACCTGGAATAAATTTTCCTTTAGTATTATAAACAGTAGCACCTGTACCCGCATTTACATCATATCTCAAATAACCAGTAGCACCACTAGATTTCCCTTTAACATGAGTAGGAACTCTTAAAGTAGTAGCAGTATTTAAAGTAAGATTTGTATATGTTTGTATATCATATAAAGCAATATCCCATTCATTTTCAGCGCTATTAGATGCATCATAAGAACCAGATTCTAATGCAAAATCATATACACGTGCTATTCCAATTTCTTTACCAGCTGCTGTAGTTGCTGCAGCCCCTATTCTTTGATCTCTTAAACTTACAGTATAATCTGTACCTATTCCTAAAATAGGTGATCCAGAAACGTTATTTAAAGTAAAAGTTGGTCCAGTAACATAATTTATACTTTGATCTTCTAAAGTCTTTGTAGTTCTTGGTTTTTGAAAATCTAAAAAAGTAGGAGATACTGCCTTTACCTCATATCCTTCAATATATGCCTTTCCTGGTGAAAACTTATATGATCCTAAATCTTCTGAAGGAACTTTACCATTATAAGTTAATTGTTGAGAAGTAAAAAGACCATTATTACCTTCATAATCATTTAAAGTATTTCTGGCAACAAGAGCAAATGGATTTACATAGTAATTTCCAGATTCATCAAAAGTTCTTCTAGCAAATTCTTCAGCTAATTCGTTGTATTTTGTATTTTGTACTGTATTAACTATCTCCCCATTCCTAACCTCCATCAATTCTATAAAATTAGAAGGTTTAGTTTCTCCATAAGGAATAGAAGTTAAGTTTGCCTCTATACTTAATCTATCTGCTCCTGGCGCAGTATAATTATTAAATCCCGCAGCATTATCATTTAAAGTACTATCTATAGCTGGAGTAATAATTTCTTCATTAACTCTTAATCCTATATGACAATCAACCCTTGATTTATAAGGATCTATACAAATAATTTGATTATTAATATCAACAAAATACCCTCTTATAAAATAAATTCCAGCAGATAAAGCTGCAGTCGCTGAAAGAGCTACTGCATTTCCACTTAAAAGCTGAGCAACAGATTCTCCAGGTTGAATAGTTATACCACTATCAAAAGTTATTGGAGTCTTATCAAGTAATAAACTCTCTCCATTAATAAAAGTTTCATTACCCTGGCCTCCTGTATTTAAATAACTAACTAATAAAACAGACCAAGACTCTAAAGTAGCAGTGGGTGATATAACAGATTTAATATGAGCTTTTACACCGGATTGGCTACCAACTACTACTTTATCTTTTAATTGTGAAAGATATTCTGAATCTATACTTATTCCTTGATTGGAATTATTAATTCTAAGAGAAACAACTGTTCTGCTAAAAATAACCCCACCTCCAGTAACTGAAGATCCATCTTTAAACATATGAGAACCAAACTTTTCAATCTGATTCTGCAAAATAGATTGAATGCCTGTTAATTCCCTAGCTTGTACAGGAAATCCAGGTTTAAATAATATTTTATGATAATTGTCGTCAGACTTAAAATCATCAAAGTATGGAGCGACGTTTAAATTAGTTTCCTGAGGCATGATTTTTTAGAATTGCAAGATGACTTTAATATCTTCTCTTTGATTAGCAGACCTTGTAATAGAAGGTCTATTATCAACATAAATTATATTTCCAGAATATCTTTTAACTTCAGGATTAGAAACTCCCTGAACAAAATTCTGGCCAAGATAATATGTCCTATTATTTATTACCGTACTTATACCTGGATCACCTACAGTACCAAAATTAGTATCGATACCTAAAGTCCCTTCATTACTGGCTATATTTACAGAACCTCCTGTAGCAGGAGTAGCTGTAAATCTATGTAAAGAATATCCATAAGTAGGATCAGTTTTTAAGGATCCATCAGTATTAAATCCAACTAAACTTTTATCTTGCCAATACTTCAAAACACCAGTTGTTTGATCATATGAAACAACTCTACCAACAGCAGTAGATCCTACTCCTATTGTTTGTGTTACTTGTCCATCTAAAGTAAAAGTTGCTGTAGTATATCCTGTGCCAGTAAGCTTTAACGCATTAAGAGCACTTGCCTTAGATAATTCCAAATTAACAGTAGAATCAAAAGCACTAGGATTCTCTACTATTCCTATTCTAGCAATTTGATTGCCTGTAATAAAATCGGGATTTTGAGAGTCATTTTCAATTCTAGAATAAACTAAAACATTTTCAGCTCCTAATTCTCTATAAATATCTGCTCCATGACCACCCTCAGGAGGAATAATAACATTAAACACTGGAACAGTAGATCCAGTAGGAACTCCACCTGCAGCCAAATCAACAGTACCATATGTATATCCAGAACCACCTTTAGCAACATTAACTGACTCTACTTTAGAATCATTATTAATAACTATAGTAGCTTCACCTCCAGATCCATCACCATTAATAGGAACTCCAGTATAAGTTCTGTTAGCAGTTCCTATACCAGCTCCCCTATTAGTAATAGTAATAATTTTTAATTGGCCACTACTAGAAGCATTATCTCTCACAGCAGAATTATCTGTACCAGTCTCCCAATCACCAGGAACAGGTATAAAATTAGTAGAATCAAACTTTGTAATATCTCCGGGTTTAATAGTATAAAGATATTTCCAAATATAACCATCACCACTATCACCAGCGGCCTTTGGCTCTAAATCAGTAAAAGTAGGTTGGTCTAATGAAGGTCTTCCTGTTATATTTTCTGGGTCGGTTCCATTCTGAAGACAAATATAAACTTTATAATCTTCATTTATTACAAAATATTTTGCAGAATATAAACTAGTTGCGCCTGAAGGTTTTGCAGTATTAGATCTACTAATATCTCCACGATACATATCATAAGTTATTCCTGATGTCCAGGTATGTTTAGAAACTACTCTACTTACATCAGAAGAATTAATCTTCTTTAATGCAATCATAGTATCCCAATAATCATCTTCTTGATCAAAACTATCCTTAGGAGCTGGAGGATTAGAATCCCAAGTAGATGAATAATTAGTGGCATTAGGTAAACCAACAAAAGCATAATAAGAGTTCACTGAAGAAGTAGCCGCTGAGACAAAATTCTTCGCATTCAATATTCTAAGTTGATCAGTTATAATAGCTGACATTTTTTACTATTTTTTAGTTATTTAGTCGTTATAATTTAAGTATCTTAATGGATTAGATCTTTCAACTATAGGAGAAGTGGTTATACCAACTAATCCATTTTGATCACCAGCATAAGATGTAAATACTCTTGCTTTAGCTCTAGGTTTGGTAGCAATTCTTCCCCAACTATATTCACCAAAGAATTCACTATACCCAAGTCCAGTTAATCCATTATAATCTTGAACACTCACAGTTACTTTAGCAACATAAGTTAATCCAATTCCAATACCTATAGTTTGACCTATAGAAACACTAGCAACTTCATAAATGTTATCTAAGAAAGAAGTTCCAATTCCAACTACAGTACCATCTTGATAAAGAGAAGTTACTGAAGCCCCAACATTAGAATTAAATACTGTAAAATAGTATCCAGTTTGAATACCACTTACAGTTAAAGCGCTTCCCACATATGTTTCATTTCTAAACCAAGAATCCTTAGGAAGAAGAAGATCAAATACAATTCCAGTAGAAGCAACTCCCACTGAAGTAGTAGAAATACCAGATATAATTCCATAATCTCCAGAATATGTCACCCCACTAATATTTTCAATAGAAGAAACTAATTTAGGTTCTCCAATCAAAACTTCAGGAGGATTAGTATAAGTATAAGCAAATCCAGGAGAAACATCACTTGTAGATCCTCCACTTACAATTGTAAGAGAAGAAACAGTTCCACCAGCACTTACAGTAGCAATAGCATCGGCTCTTTGACTAGTACCTATACCTACAGGAGTAGAAATAGTTACTGTAGGTACTACTGTATATCCAAATCCAGGATTTGTTAAATCAAGAGAACTTATTGTTCCAGCAGCAGAAACAATAGCAGTAGCAGATGCTCCTACTATACTATCTTGAGAAATAATTCTAATATCACTTTGCCCTGTATAATTTTCTCTATTACTATCAAAGAAAGTTCTTAAATTAGAAACAAAAATTACTGTAGATCCAACTCCTACTGATTGAATAATATTAGTTTGAGGATAAATTAATGGTTCATAATGAATTCTAGCTTTAGAAACAGCATTTCCATCAATAAATTTATCTTCAGTCTGTCTAGACCATGTAAGAGCTCTTTCAAAGGTCTCATCTGTAGTAATACCAGGACCAGGATAAAGATTTGTATTAATACTATCAGAAGCATTAATAATAGTTACAGTTCTCTTATTTTCTTCAAGTTCTTTATGCTCATCATAAAGTTTAACTTCATCACCAACCTTTACTGTTTCTAAAATATCAACATTAGTAACGTCCACAGAACCAGTTCCTTGATAGAAAATAATCTTAGAAGTATCTCCTGCTTTAGGTGCTTCTTTGAAAGTAATATAACTACCACCTTTAAAGGTATATCCATCTCCAGGTACTTGAAGAATATCATTAATGAATACTAAAAGGGCAACTTCAACATTAATATTAGATCCTGGTTTAGATTGAATTGTTTGCTGTACTCCATTAAGATTTAATGCAAAAGAAACAATCTTTCCATCAAATAAAGAATCTAGAGGATCTAAAACTTGGAAATCTCCAACAGTCCATCCAGCAAAACTATCATTAATAACTTCTTGAACAGTGAGTTCAAACTGTCTAGATGGAGTAAAGGAAGCCGCTGTAGGAATTCCTACAGTACCACCTACACCTATTGTTAAAACAGCTCCATCACCATATCCATATCCTTCATTAATAACCTCAAAATCAATTACACTACCACCTAAACCTACTACTATATTAGCTCTGGCTTCTGATCCTACTCCACTAGAAGATGAAGTATAGAATAAAGGCATATTATCATAAGATAAAGGATCATCAATAACGACTGATGGAGGATTAGTTGAAGTATATCCACTTCCAGGATTAGTAATTGCAACACTTACAATACCACCATTACTTATAGCAGCAGTACCGATAAATTCAATATTAGGTGCTCCAGTACTTAATGTTTGAACTCCTACATTAACTATAGTTTGAACTCCATTTCTATAACCCGAACCAGTATTTCCAATACTAATAGAACTGATAGTTCCTAATCCAGATACTACAGCAGTTCCACCAGCAGAAACTAATGGTTGATAACCTAAACCTTCTGTAGATCCAACAGAAACAATAACACCTCCTAATGGTACATTAGAACTATTGGGGTCAGAGGTAACTGATGCTATAGATCCTGTAAATTGAATACTAGTAATCCCTACACTTTCTATTAAAGTAAAATCACCAGGAATATGAACACCACCAGTATATCTTTGAGGTCCTTGAGCTACTTGATTGACAAGAATAATAGCATTACTTGTAGAGAACCCTGCTATATTACTTCCATCTGATTGAATAGTAAATTCTGTAGTTAATCCAGTAAAATTACCAGAAACATCATCAAAAATATAATTCCTATAATAAGGTTCATTAGCACTATCTGTAATACCAGATCTCATGAAAGTTCTTCCATTAAACGTGGAATGAGTAGCAATGCCCACCCAATCCCTTTCATCTGGTTCATTTGTAGTAGTTGATAAAGGAGTTAATCCAACAGGAGCAGTAAAGAAGTTAACAGTACTATCTACAATATTATAATTACCCTCAGTCTTAGTAATTAAAGTTCCGCTTGTATAGCTAGAAGCCTGAGTTCCCATCCAAGG